ACACGGAGACAAGTCCTGGCCATTCATCCAAGTGCCAGAATCAAGTTGCAGGATATTGGAACGGAAGCCTTTCATATGGCGATCAGTTCGATCCTGCGTCCCTCTTGCCGCTACTCAATGAGTCCAAGGGGTTTGCTAAAGGTTCTCATACAAGCAATGCTGAAGCAGTCATCAGACAGTGCGAGCGAGACTTTGATGCAGTTAGCACCAAGTCTGCCTCCCTTCTTGCACGAGGGCTGGGTCCACTCAGCTCCGCCTTCATGGCTGTCGGACGATCTATCTGCCATGTCGTTAGGTCAGCAAGTCGCGTCGCGGGTAATACCGCAGCTGCCACAGCCCAAGTACTTATCGGGGACCGAGACACCAAGGAACGTAGCACTCGAGAAACAATTGCGGATTTCAGATGCATGCTCGACCAAACAATTAGTGGTACTCCTGCCGAAGGTCTTAGTGATGCTGATTTCCGTCGCCTCGACACATTCAGAGATGCCGTCTTCCAAGCAGTTGGCGGCGTCACGTCTGAACATCGATGCCGCAAACGTCGGGATGTTCGGACGATCATGCGTAGAGCTATTGAAGCTGTGTATTACGTGCGTTCGCAACTACCAGCAGACACCTTTGCAGATGAATCTCGTGATCATAGACTGGCTGTACAATACCACCTGCGAGTCCATTTCCGAGCTAAATCCTACCCAGATTCGTACCACACTCATTTCAGCGGTCCCTTCACAAGATTATGTTTTGTCTCGACGAGTCAAGATGTACTCATCAACAATATGCTCGATGCTTCAGCTCTTGCGGTTGTCAATCGTGAAGCTGAGATCTATCCATCTGGGCATTGATGGTGCCCCAAGGTAGAAGAAACTGTTACAACCGAGACTAATTACATTGACAACATTCCAAGTGAAAAGTTTCATCAAGGTGACAGTTTGGTCGTCAAATGCCTGGGGACGAGTAAACGCAAGAAAAAGAAAAGGAAGTATTTCTCCTACAAAAATATTGGACTTAAGCGACGTAGTTTCCTGGTCCATGACAACAACCTCAAAAACCTGTTGCACGCTCTGGTTGAGAGGGTATTCCTAACAAAAGCAAAAAATGGAGATTTGCAACCCCCACCTCCCGTTCCATGGGTGGGCGCCCGCAAGGGTGAAACAGAATTTAGTGGAAATCAGTTAAGAGACCTGAAGAGTCGGCTTATTGAGTATGTGGCCAAACATTGTGTCAGCAGGATGTCGAATGAACAATTTGTAAGAAGTTGCCCTGCCCACAAAAGAAAGCTGTATAAAGCCGCTCTGAAGGCCCTCCACACTGAAGGCTGGAAGGATACGTATTCGAATATTAACGTGTTCACAAAGTTTGAGAAGATTGATTGTACTGACAAGACACCAGTGCCAAGAGTCATCTCTCCCAGACACCCGGTCTACAATCTCGTTTTGGGCACATTTCTTCGCCCTATTGAGAAGCTCATCTATCAAGGATTGGATGAGTTGTGTGGAGGCCCGACCGTGATGAAGAACTACAACGCAGTGGAGACTGGCACGATTATTGCCTCAGCCTTTCAGGAGGTCGAAGCCCTACATGGGCAGGCATTCGTATTATCTCTGGACGCGTCACGTTTTGACCAACATGTGTCTCAAGAGGCTTTGCAATTCGAGCATTCGATTTACAATGGTGTTTATAAGGCGGCTGGCTTGGATAAGCCACAGTCCGACCTACTAGCACGACTGCTACGCGCTCAAAAAGTAACCAAAGGTTCAGCAACCATTCAACATGAAGGTGTGGACTACAAGGTGAACTACACGCGCAATGGTGGACGTTGCTCAGGAGATATGAACACCTCGCTTGGCAACATTGTCCTTATGGTCTTGATGACAAAAATCATCTTCGACCGTATTATGGGCAAAACACGCTACCGCATCATCAACAATGGTGACGACTGCCTGGTCATCCTGCCTGGCACGTATGACTCATTCATGAGTCGTGGTGGCTTTGCTAAGGAATATTTGAAGTTCGGGTTCAATGTCAAAGAGGAAGCACAACACGCAACTATAATCGAACGTGTTGGGTTTTG